GTTCGCCCTCCTATGTCTTCACTGTCGGATCGTGCGCGAGATGCTGATACGACACGGTGAACTCCGTCTTGAGCAGCACCGTCGGGTACTCCCCGTCCTTGCCGTAGTCGTATTCTCCCTCGCCTTCCACCACGTCATGCGCCACCCCGCCGAGCGCCACCCCGAACGCCTGCGGCACCAGCGCCTTAACCGCCCACTCATAGATCGCGTCCACTACCGTGTCCGGCCGCGTCGCATCCGTTCCGACCGCGCGCATCTCGATTGCCACCGTCAGTTGCGCCCTGACGATCGGACCTGACGGCCTGCCGATCTCCTCCGGGACATTCCTCACCGGGTACACCAGCGCGGACATCAGCGTGGGACTCTGCGGAATCGCAGCCCTGCGCGTCCGCTCCAACTGCGGAACCCCGCCCGGCGTCCCCGTGTTCCACGTCGTCACCACCGCCGCGATTACCTGTTCACGAACCGTCATCCTAGAGGACCCTCACCGCGACGATGCGCGTCGTTCCGCCGTCCAATCCCTCGACAAGGACGTGCGCCGCCTTCATCGCCACGCCGTCCACCGTCATCGCGACCGCCACCGCCAACGCCGGAAACGTCCCGGTCTTGCACGTCACCACCACCGCCTTGCCGATCAGGTACGCCCACTCGCCCGTCAGCGTCTCTTCGTCCGCTTCGTCTCGCAGACACTTCGCCGTGACCGCACCAATGGTGACGGGGACGCCAAACCGATCCAGCGCTGGCTGGAGGTAGGCGTCCCCGTACACCGGCATGGATCAGCCTCAGGCGTTGTACTTCTTGAAGCCGATGAGCGTCACGCCGATCAGAATCGGACCGGTCGTCACCGTGGCCCCATACTTCAGGAACCGTCGGATTGAACGAACGTCCACGGGAATCTGGCGTACCTGATTCGCCGTCGTGACGTCCGCCGCCGTCGCGCCCGCGATGTCCACGTACGTGCCGGCCACCGTGTCGCAGTCCAGCAATCGAACCAGCGACATGGAACCCGTGACCGCGCCCGTCGTCACCACCGCCTGCACCACGCCTTCGTAGCCCTGAAGATCCACCCCCGTCGTACTCAGGAACGCTCCCGCGCCCTGCGACACCGACGGATGGATCACCGCCGGGGTGATCCTCACCAACCCAACCGTGGTATCCATGTATCGCTCCTTCTTCGTTTCAGTCCCGTCGCCGGAACGGTTTGTTACCGCGTACGTCGCGCACTCGTGGCCGCTTCGCCCTCCGGCCCCTTCGCCTCCTCAACTTCCGGAGCGGGCCCCTCGACGATCTCCACGACGCGCTGCAACCGCACTTCGATGGCAGCCTGCGCCGCCGTCTCGAACGTCACTTCGTCGCCGGGGTACACGTCCCGGCCCGGCGCGATGCAGAACCCACTGACCACCTTGAACCGCTTCATCGCTGCCTCCCGAATGATAGGCGCGCTGGACCGCGCGCGCCCTCAGTGATTAGACGATCGTCGCGCCCGTCGCCTTGGAGAACGATTCCCCGTGGCGCAGGATCAGATCGGCCATCTGGAACGACGTCACTTCGATGATGCCGCGCTTCTTCAGCCGGTACGGGTCCACGACGATCTCCGTCGAGTTGAACAACCCGAACACGACCTCCGACCAGTTCCCGAAGATCAGGCCATGCGACGTCCCGCCCGCCTCCTCCGAACCGTTCATCGTCGTGGCCAACTGCGTGGTCGAGGACGCCGGGTAGTTCGCCATGACGCCTTCCTCGAACGGCCCCTTCCAGATCATGTCGGAGCCAGCCGCCGAAGCCACCAGCGTCTGCATCATCTTCCCCGCCATGCCCGGCGTCGTGATCCACCCGAGCGCGCCGCGAATCGCGTTCGCCACGGCGACCTGCGTCTCCATGTCGATCAGCTTGCCGAACGTCGGGACACCACCCATCGCCGTCGCGGACACGCCCGGCGCGAAGTAGATGCCCATCGGCTGACCCGCCGCGCCGATCCCGTGCATCGCGGCTCGGTCGATCGCGCGCGAATGCGCCTCCGCGAACTCCTGACGTGCCATCGCTTCGATCTCCAGCGACGACTGCAACAGAAGCTGTCGCGTGTAGCCCGTCGTGGACTGGAGAGTCTTCTGCGCCATCGTCACGATGGCCAGCAACAGATCCGACTCCGCCACGTCCGCCGCCGGGTTCTCACCCACCCACGACACGGTGACGCCACCGGACTGCTTCACGAATCCGACCGGGCCCGTGAGCCCCGTCAGCACCCGCCCGCCGCGCCGGAGAACCATCGTCGCCGAGCGGAGCAGTTCGATGAACTCCCCCGGCGTGTCGAAGATGGTCTCTGCGCCCTTCGTCGGGACGTTCGTCGCGAGGGTCCTCGCGTGGATGGCCTGCATGCGCTCTTCGCGCGTGCGCAGATCCATCGGAATCAGGATGCCCCCGCGCCGCTCCACGCCCTCGGGCAGCCCGCGCAGCAACTCGCGATGGACCTCGGCCTCCAGCCCGTCGAACTTGAACCGGCCGAACTCGTCCGGATCGCTTCCCTTCTCGCGCGCCGTGATACCAGCGCCGAGACGGACCGCGCGAATCAGCGACCATTCCTTCCGGTCCTTCGCCGACATGCCGTCGAGCGTTTCCGACGGAGGCTGCGCCAAGCCCTTCGTCTCGCGCAGGAGGAGGATCTTCCGCGTCGCGACCACCACGCTGTCGCCCGCGTCCACCATCTCCTCCGCCCGCTCGGCCGGGAGATCGTTCATCTTCACGAGCGCCCGAATCGTCTCGCGACGCTCCTTCTCTTCCGCGCGAATCGCCTTCCGCTCCCCCTCCACGTCGAGGACCTGAACGGTCGCCCGCTCCGTCGCCGCCGGTCGCGGATCGCTCTCCGGCACTTCGATGAGCGCGCCCTTCTCGTCTCGAACCTTCTTCATCGTCATCGCTCGCTCCTCCTCGGGCTCCTCGCCCTCCGTTTCGACGGGCGGGTATCCGCTCCGTACGCTTCTGTCTTTGCCCACGTCGTCATCCGCCGGCACACCGACCAACGACAACTCCACCGGCTCCCATAGCGTCACGCGCCACAGGTCGCCCTTGTCTTTGTCCTCCTCGACCAGCCGCGCCCGCTTCGGGATGTACCCCACGCTGATGTTCGTACGCGTGTCATCCTCCATATCGAGCGCCGCGTCCTTCCCGCGCGCCGTCCGTGACGTCCGAACCGTCGCCCGGCCCTTCTTGTCCTTGTCGATGTTCGCCGCCTCGATCACGCCGATGGGAGCGCCCCGGTGCTCCTCCAGCATGTTCGCGCGCCCCGACTCGAAGCGTGCCATCTGCACCTCGCCCGCTTCGTGCCCGAGAACTTCACGCCAGTTCCCGAACCAGCCGTAGCGGACCACTTCCTTTTCGCTGCTGAAGGCGACCTCGAAGCGCTTCGCCTCGTCGTCACCCTCCGCGCGCGCCGCGACCGCCGCGAGGCCGTCAACGGGCATGAACCGGATGCCGTTGCCACCCGGAAACTGCTTCTTCTTCATCTGCGCCGCCTCCGTTCTGCCAACGCCGCAGCGACCACCGCCGCCCGGCTCTTGCCGTTTTCCTTCGCTTCCACCTCTTCGTCCTCTTCGTCCTCTTCGTCCTCATCGGACGCGAGGGCCGTAGGCTTCGGCGTCCCGGTGATCTTCACCTTGTGCTCCTTGGCGATTTCAGCCTCATCCTCCAGTTCCTCGATCACGTCCTCCGGATCGAGGCCCTGTTCCGCCAGCACGCGCGTTCGCGACGTCAACCCCCAACTGATCCCCATCACCGCCGCCTGCGTGTCCTTCAGCGGGTCCACCGCCTGCCACCCGCGTGGGCACCACTTCACCGCGAGGAAGCGGCTGAACTCGCGCGCGTCGAGCACAAGGATCCCGCGCGTCAACGCCGACACCAACCACTCGCGGAATACGCGCTGCATGAACTGCCGAATCCACCACTGCTGCAACTTCTTCCACGTCTCCCGCTCGATCGCCATGCCCGACCGCATCGAAGAGTAGTTGACGCCCTCCAAGTCCGACGCCAGCGCGTTGTAGCTCACGCCGAGGGTCGTTGCGATCTTCCGGAGATTCCCCTTTACGAACGCCGAAAACTGCGACGTCGGATGATCCGGCGACCATTCCTTGAACTCCCACCCGATCGGCAACTGCTCCAACGTCCCCGGATTCGCGTTCATTTCGATCGGCTCGTTCGCCGCCTGCGGACCGAACTCCGAAGCGTTCTCCGGCTGGCTCGCTTGGAAGAAGCCCATCTTGGCCGCTGACACGCGCGCCGCGACCAACTCCGACTCCTCGTATCCGTCCAGCATCTTGAGCGAGATCATCGCCGGGCCGAGCCACGTCACCCCGCGCGTCTGATTGACCCGACGTCCCCGCATCGTGTGGATGATGTCGCTCGCCGGGATCGTGTACGAACCCTCGCCCGCGCCGCTGAACAACGATCCGTAGCCCGTGCGCGCGTGGTAGCGAATGGGCTTGCCGAACCGGTTGACCTCCACCCCCATGCGGATCTCGGGCTCGCCGTCCACCGCGCGTCGTGTCAGCTTCTCGTCGATCAGATCCGCGTCCACGCCCTCGAACCCCACACCGTCCGGGAACTCGTCACCCCTCCAGATCCGGGTGAACGCCTCGCCGTCGTTCGACGTCGTGGTGAGCGCCATCGACGCGTATTCGTGGAGGTTCATCTTCCCGTCCACCGTGACCGGGTTCTCCGCGTAACGCTTCCACGCCTCTTCGATCTTCTTGTTGATCCCCCGGTTCAGGTCGCCGTCATTGTCGCGGACCTTCGACTCCAGCCCGATTCCGTTCGGGCCGATCACGTTCACGTCGAGGAGGTTCAGATAGGACGCGACGTAGCCATTGGTCCGGTGCAGTTCCCGCGCCCGCGCGCGCAGCGTCTTTGCACTCCCGCGCACTTCGTCGTCGGGACTCATGCACGCCGCGACCCAATCGAGGATCAGCCGGGTGAGATCGGAGCCTTTTGACTCCGCCGGAAACTCCGTCGCGGGCCACGGCCCCAGCAACTCACGCCACGCGCGCGCGATCCGGACCTT